TCGGCTCGAAGCAGTCGCGTTTGAGGTGCCCGTTCGCGCATGTTCTGTCGTACATCGGCATCGATTAGCTCACCGCGACGTTCGGCGCCTCCGGTTCGTTGTAGGAGTGGACCGTGAGCTTGGCGACACTCGTGCCGCCGCCCGATGCCAGGGTGGCGACGACTTCCGAATTCACGTTGGCCGGGATCTCGCAGACCACAAACCCCGGACCGGCCGCGGTGATGCTGAACACCGCGATCGTCGTGCCGCCGTCTGTGATCGTGAGTAAGCCCGTACCCGCGGCGGGGGCCTCGGAGTAGGAGTACGCGATGAGACAGATGACCGTGCGCCGCTTTGCTCCCGGTGCCGCGACCGTCACAACCGCTGCGGTCGCCGCGGCTGGCTGATGAACCTGTTTGGTCGTCGGAATGACGCGCGTGGTGACGTAATTCATGAGCGTTTCGCCTTATCTTCGCTTCTGAGATCAGACCTTACCAAAGGGATCCAAAGGGTTGAGGCGGGTTCAGGCATCGATTGAGGATTCTTTGGACTGGCGAGCAACGACCGCGACGCCGACGAGCGGGATCCCGCCTTCGTGGAAGCGAACGTCGTACTCCGCCTTCACGATCTGATACACATTCCCGCAATTGAGGCAGAGCGCGCCGCAATCAGCGCCCTTGAGCACCATCGGTACGTTCTCGGGATGGCACCTGCACGTGATGACGACGGAGACGTTGCCGGTACCGGAGTGGACGACACACGGCTCGCCGATCGCGAGAGCAGCGGCGGTATTAATGAGCGGAAGAGCCATGCGGTTGCACCTTCGGGCGATACGGGAGGATGAATGCAGCGATCGCGGTCGATTTTTCTTCGATCTCACGATCGCGGAACGTCAGGACACGATCGCGAATGTCGGCGGGGTAGCGCGCGATGTATTTTAACGACTCGACCGCCGTATCGAGGCCGATCTTCTGCATCACGAAGAATGCAATCGCTTCGGCGAGGACTTCCGCCGTTTCCACGCCGATCTTGGGTTCCAACATCGAATGGGCGATCTCATGCGCGAGCGTACTGACTTGGAAATTCGTCGAGATGTCCAAGTTGATGAAGATCACATTCCATTCACGGGAGTAGGCACCTGCCAAGCGATCATGTGTCATCCCGCCGGTACCATCGAACGACACTTCGACGCCGCGCGATTTGGCAAACGCGACGAGAGGTTCGAGCGCCCATTCGTGTGATCGGCCCTGAATGTGGCGCGGGTCACCGAGGAACAACCCCGAGGTGCGCGCCATCTCGATCCGCGCGGGGAGGAGGGCGGCCGGGTAAATGGGGCCGCATGCCGCGGTCAAGGCGAGGGTGAGTGCGAGGATTACGGCTTTCATTGGGCACTTCCTTGCGGACCGGCGGCCTGGGTCACGGTTCCCGCGGCGTCTTCGGACGTTTCATAGCGGCGATTGAGGGGCTGGACGGTCGCAGCCGGGCCGGGATGCGGCTGATTCTTCGCGTCGGCCTTCTGCCGCGCTTCGGCGGTCGGATCCTTCACCGCGCCGGGCACCGCTTCGGCGATCTGCGGCATCATCGACAAGGCATCGGTCAAGAGTGCCTTCGCCTGGGCGATGTCCTGAGCGGTGACGGGATTCGGACTTTTCTGAATCAACGCAATGACAAACGGATTGAGGGTATCGTCGCCCTTGAACGAGTAACGGATGTTCGGCGCCGGTGGCTTCTCTTCTTTCGGCGGCGCGATCCACCGCGCAGGATCCAGCCCGTACACCTCGCAGAGTTCCATGATCACCGCGCTCGGGTTGATCAGCGGATCGCGGCGCAGGAGTTTGTAGACGTTCAGGATTTCTTGCTTGCGCTGATTGATATCGACGCGGACGGCCGCATCCGGCTTGACTTCGAAGATCCAATCGCCGGGGATCTTGTCCTTGTTCCACTGTTGGAGCGTGCGTACCCCGTTATCCCCGATCACCTCAACGTAATCGGTGTAATCGGAGAAGAGCTGCATGAGGGCAAACACACCCTGGGCACACTCCACGTAAAACGACAGGTACTTCGATCGCTCGTATTCGATGCGGACGTTGCCGGAAGATTGGACGATCTTCGCTTCCGTCGCTGACTGGTCGCCAGGGGCCTCGATGCCCATCTGGTTGGCGCCCATCGACCACGTTTCATCGAGATCGGTGTTGAAGATCCGCATGAACTCGAAGTTCTCGCGCGGATAGTTGGCACGCGCCACTTCGCCGATCGCGTTGCTGCCCGGCCCGTTCATCGGGATCATGTCCTGCATGACCCCGGCGCGTAGTTGGGCGGCGATCTCCTCGTCGACCATGTTCACGTCGAACCAGCGGATCGGGAGGGAATGCTCGCGCTGCCGAATCATCTGCGAGCGCGATCGAATCATCTCCTTCACTTGCGGGCGGCCCATCTCGGAGTCGGATGGCGGGATCGCGGAATCCGAGATGTAGGTGAGGGTGCGGACCTTGATCGGGAAATCGGTCATCCCGATATAGCGACCCGACGACGGAGGAACGCCTTGTGGGGCCTGTGGGGAGGGAGGCTCACCCTCGCTCCCCTCTACCCATTCTTGCCACGCGAAATCTTCGTCGACGACAGGCTCATCGATCCCGTCGATGAAAACCATGTGGCGAAGTTTGCGCGGGTGACGCTCAGTCGCGTCGTAGAAGGCCGCGCGGTACCACAGTTCGCTGTACCGGAGGTAGCGGCCGGAGGGGAGGAGCTTGAGTTCGTGATCTTCATCCGACAGCAATTCATCGACGGTTGTCTCGCCCGCCTCTTCGGGTTCGTAGTCGTCATCCACCCACCCGCGGCGCCGCGCCTCTTCGATCGCGATGTGCCCGTCGTGCCCGAGCCAGGGAGATTTCTGCCAATTCGACCCGCGGAATTCGACCGGCCACAGGAGGCGAGCGGGCGAGACGCGCTCCAAGTCGTAGCACTCGTACAGCGTCGGCCGCACTTCTTCCGTAGGAATGAGATCGCCCGCGATCATCTGTTCCAAGTCTTCGGGCGGGATCCCGGTGACGTCGCCAACGGGTACCTTTTGCGGATCACCGAAGACCGCGGTGTAGATGACGCGCGCCGCCATGAGGCCCGCAGCGTTGATGACGTCGCCGCCGCACTCATCCATCGGGTATTCCGCGTGGATCCGTTCCCGCATCTCGAAGTTGAGGGCGGCGGAGGCCAATGGGGAGAGCGGTTGGAACTTCGGGTTACGCGAGCGGAGTTTGAGATCGGGGAGGACCGCGAAGAGCTGCGCCTGCTTGTTCTTGGTGCGCGACCAATCCGCCGGGATGTTGACCGTATCGGTGTCGGGCGTTTCGTTGAACGGGCGGCCGGTCCGGAACGCCACGTTGTCTTGCCAGCGATCGACGAGTTCGCGGCGCAACCGGCGGCACGAGTCGATGCCGGAGCGCAAGAGTTTGGCGGTACGATTCCCGCGCTTGCCGTCGCCCTCATCCGTGGAAATGGAAGACGGGCCTTCGGTGGCGGGTTCGTCGTTGGCGGACATTTCGGCCATGATCGGATGACTTTCGCGAAATCTTCGCTATCGTTTTCGTACCGATTCTACGCCTAGGGGTAAACGGGTTTGGTGTCCCTTCGTGATTGCCGCGCGAATTGCGGGCGGGAGAGATTGGAGATTGAGGCCCGTGGGTTTCCGCGAGGGGTTCGGCCGCGACATGCAGAAGTACTTGGTGGCGTCCGCGGCGTGATCGGGTTGGTGAGAGCCGATCTTCGTCGGATCCAATTTGTCTTTGGTCAGTGTCGGAAAGGTTTTGATGGCGTACGGGCACCCTGACCACCCGTGCGACGAGGACGGGCGGAGGAATTGGAGGGCAGGGTAGGGGCGCGTGCTGAAAAATTCGGTCGTGAGCCAACTATGGACGCGCGTGAAGCCCGCCGGGTGCGAGTTGTCGCCTTCGATCATCGAAATGGCACCGTGCTTCCGCTTCGCGAAGGTTTCCGCAATCGATTCTCCGGTGCGATGGGCGAACATCGAAGGGTCGCCCACCGTGTACCGGATCTTCATCGGGCCTTTGCGGTTGTGGAGATGCGGATCGAAGCGCGACATATCGCGGATCGCGACGGAAACATCTTCCGGCTTGGTTTTGGTGAACTTGTACTCTTGGAAGCCAATCGCGGACCCGTCAGGAAGGAGCGCGAACCAAATGCACACCCCTGGTTCCTCCTCTGAATACCCCCAATCGATCGCACGGACAATTTCGATCCACGACGTGATGAGGCACGGGAGACCTTTGAAGTACGGCAACTCCTCGATGACATGCCACGGCATGATGTCTTCGCCCCATGCCTTCTTCTCGCGCCACTCTTCGTAGAATTGGCCCTCGACCGCCTGCCAATCGCCGTCGCGGTACATCTTGCGGAGGGCTTCAGTGGGGAGCGCATCGAGGCGGAGGTTGTATTCCTTCTGATCGACGTGCGGGTTGTCCGCGATCGTCGCCGGGATGAAGTGATAGTTATCCGGGTGAAAGGCCGGATCGCGTTCTGAATCGACGTCCTTGTTGATGTAGTAGTCAGGGATCCATGCGGCGCCAGGGTTGGACCCGGCGCGGGTGATCGGGATGTTGCCGGATGTCTTCGAGCTGCGGAGGCGCGAGCACAGGAACCGGAACATGAACTCGGTGAAGGTGGCGAGTTCGTCGAAATAGATGCAATCGAATTCCGAAGACAAGTACTGCTTCAGGGCTTGGTCATCTTCGACGTGCCCGAAGCGGAAGCGCGATCCCTTGGGGTAAACGACGGTGGTTTCACTCGCCCGGTACCGGCCGCCGATCATTTCGGCTTCGGTTTGCAGCTTGTCCAAATGGGTATCGCGCAGTTCGGTCATCAACCGGCGCACGAGGAGGCAGCGATACCCGGCTTGCGTCAGGCAGCGGAGGTGACCATCCATGCGGAGGGCGACCGATTTCCCGGTGCCTGCGCGTCCCCCGTACAACACGTTGCGCGACGTGGCGAAATGCAGCTCGCACTGCTTCTCAGTCGGGGTGTAGAAGGGGACCGATTGCCCGGTGTTCGGGTTGACGGTCCAAATCAGCGGCGTCTCACCGGGGATGAAGCCCGATGGGATGATCGCCGCCGGTAATTGGCTCAGGAGGGTAGGGGCGGCGACAGTCATGCGTCGAAATCGTCGAGCGCGCCGGGGGCGAGCTTGAGGGACCGGAGGAAGCGGCGATCGTTCTGCGTCACTCCGGCCAAGAAGGCTTCGGCGTGATCGAGCTTCGGATGCGAATGGAGATGGGTCTGAAGCGCGGTGACCGCCGCGATGCGATCAGTGCCGGTATAGACCCAGGAACACCGTGGGCATCGAAGGTTTGCCGACGACATGAACCACATCCCGCGCTCGCATCGCTCAGAAATCCGGATCCTCGTCGGCGAGGGGTTGCTTCTTGCGGCTCGCCGCTTGGGCCTTCACCTTCGCGAGCGCCGCTTTCGTCGCGTCGTACTCCGAGAGGCCGCGCGACTTGCCGATGCGGACGTTCTCGCCGACGACCGAAGAGGCATCACCCGAGATGAGATCCCCGAGGCGGCCCACGGCTTTACGCTGTTGGGATTCGAAGGTCTTGCGCTTCGTTTCCTCGGCGTCAGCCATGTCGCCTTCGAGGGGGAGGTTGACATCCTTGCCGGATGTCCCGAGACCCGCGGCACGCTTGGCGCGCCGGAGGCCGGAAGAGAGGATTGATTCGTCGCCCATACCTTGAAGGTACAGGGCGGGGGCAAAGGGATGAGGGGAAGGGGGTACTGTACGCGTGCCGCGTGCCTAGGGCTTGCAAGCTATCGGCGGCGTGGCCTTCCGGGTTTGGTGCCGTGATGGAGGTACCGCTTGTCTAAACCCGCGGCGCGCAGGGACCACCGCTGGATCTGAAGGCGGAGGTAGGCAGCTTCCGAGCGCGTGAGCGGGGCCTGCTCGCTTTGGTGCTGATCGAGGACATCCATCAGTTGTTCGAGGTAATGGCCTGCCGCCGCTTGGCCCTGGGTCGGCGCCGGGCCTACCCGATGCCGCCACACTGCTCGCATCGTCCAGGGTTGGGTACGCTTGCGATCGCGGAGGGCAGGATCCTCGTCGTGCTCCTCAGCCAATTCAACCGGGGTGCGGTAGGCGCGCCGAGACTCACGCTGATCGCCTGTATCGGGCGGGGGTACTGTACGCGTGCCGCGTGCCTCGTCTTGTTGCCGTTCGAGCGCGAGGCGCAGGTGTTGGAGGCGGCGCGACTGCTCGCGGAGCGGGGTGAAGCGATCGATCTCACCGTGCATGGTCGTCGGCGTCCTGTGCATGAGTTATGCCCGCCGGGCCTGTACCCTGTACTGCCAAACCCCAATTCCCATCTCTCTTTAGTACATTACTCGCTAGTTATTTGTCTGTATGTTTTGCCAGTGTGCCAGATTGCCAGATTGCATACCAGCAGTAGGGCCTAGTTGGGGCCTGTAGGGTGTCAAAAACGGGAAATGTGTCCCGAGATAGGTGCCCCTCCCACCGGGGGTGTGGGTGGTAAGCCGGGTGCCTCCCGAAGTGGCGGACACGATCGCAGGCTAGAAGGCGAGGTATGTAGGCGCGCGATTGGTCACACGGCCGTGCTCGATGGGCCGTATTGCTGCGTATCTAGCGCTGTGTCGCGTTCATGCCGTGTGACTACTCGGCAGGGTCAGAACTGACGGGAGGCAAGGCGGTAACGGTAGCGGTAGGGAGATTTGCTGAGCTGACCTGAGAACCAAGCCCTGGAAGCGCTACGCCAACCTGCACGACTACGCGCGGACCGATATCTCCGTCTTTGTTGACGGGTTCCAAGGCGCGCGAGTGCAGTAAAGCCCATTCGGCCGGACGCGTATCTCCTTTGCGTGCGGCGATGCGGGCGCCCGCTAGATGGATTTGGGCATACTCGAATGCTTCAGCCTCCAAGTACTGCTTGGCCTGCTTAATCCTTGATACCTTTGCACTTACGAGCTTTTCAGGATCCCTGAGTGCCTTCTTCCATCGCATGTAATGCGGGAAGCATTTACCTTTGTGCGTCGCGCGACGGGTGCATGTCGGTTCATTGCACACGGTAGGCGCCGATTCAAGGAAGGCGAGTGCTTCACCGGGATCGGCCGTACTGGGTACAGCAGTACGAGCTGGAAGGCAATCGAGGAGAGAGATACCGTGCATGGCCGAAGGATAGCACGCGCTAAACGGATGAGTGCATTAGGGTTATAGGGTCTAGGCACACTGGCAATCTGGCACACTGGCGCCAGAAGGCATCAAATATCTAGCGAGTAATGTACATAAGAGATGTACAAATCAGGATTCC